GTTACCCATTGGATGCCTATACTCGATCTGAGGAATAGTATTAACCGAGCCTTCAAGGGAGGCTCATAATAAAAAGAATAGAAGATATCGCTTGCTTTTCCGGGAAAATTCGTAAGTTTGCGGTGCGAAGATTACACATAGGCACCGCAAGCGAGTGGTCCAGTAGAGAATGAGAGAAGTATAAGCAGCTCCCATAATCCGTTCATGTATCTCTACGATATGTGTGGTCTTCGCAAACTAGGATTATGAGGGGTTGCTCTTTTTTTATTCATCTAATGCGAAGACCAGATGAAGCAAACAATTCTTACAAGAGAAAGTAGCACCGTAGAAATCAGACGCTACTTCATGGCAGTACTCAAGCTGTCAAAATCAGATCAAGAGTTCCCCGTGAACCTTGACGAGGTATATCCTTTAGTGTACAACAAGAGATCGGATGCCGTAGATGTCTTGCAGAAAACATTCATGCAAGATATTGACTATCAAGTTTTGCGGCAAAATCCGCAAAACCCAAAAGGAGGAAGGCCAAAGATCGAGTATCGACTATCCGTGCCCTGCATGGAATTTTTTATCGCCCGGAAAATACGCCCGGTGTTCGAGGTATACCGGAAAGTCTTTCATACGACTGTAGCTAAAAACGCATCAATCCCATTGGAAAGCAAAAAGATCCAAGAACTAAAGAAGGATATCTCAATGTTAGAGAACCGTCTTAAATGGGCCAAGATCACCTCTCAGCAAGAAACCGATCTAAAGAACTCATGTTTCTTTTATCTCGTAGGAAAAGGTCTGTATACCGAATGGCACGAATGGAATCAAGAGCGTATAACCAAAAGGATCACGGAAGAGATCAAGAGATCACTCAACATTTAAATTTTAAAATCAGGTTATTATGGAATCAAAATTAATATTGTCAAAGAATAGTAGCGAGAATGAAATAAAACGTTATTTCAAGGCTGTTTTAAAATTAGCTCAATCTGATGATGAGTTTCCAATCAATCTTGACGAAGTTTGGCCATTAGTCTATTCTGAAAAAGGGAAGGCCGTTAGAGCATTGACTTCAAATGAACAATTTATTGAGGGGGTTGATTACAAGACGCTTGCCCAAAATGGCAAGCAAGATGAAACAAGCTGGGGAGGAAACAATAAGATTGACTATAAACTTACCGTTTCATGTATGGAGTTCTTTATAGCGAGAAAAGTAAGACCAGTTTTCGAGGTGTATAGGAAGGTATTTCACAAACCAACGGAACAAACGTTATCGCTATCCGACAAAATGAAGGCGGCTTCGTGGGCGGCAAAATTCCTAAACTTAAATGATAGCTCTAAATTGCTCATGGCAAAGCAGATACTCGATCCATTGGGTTTGCCTACCCCGGACTATACGGAATCCAAGGATCAATTATTGTCAGCCACTGAACTACTGGGAATTAACGGATTAAAAATATCCGCACAGGCATTCAACGCAAGAATGGCCGCAAAGGGGTTGTTAACGACCTTGCAACGACAATCCAGCAAGGGCATGAAGAAGTTCAAATCCTTGACAGCTGCCGGGCTTAAATATGGGGAGAACCAAGTAAACCCTAACAATCCCAAAGAAACACAACCTCTGTATTACGCTCATCTATTCAGTGGGTTATTAAGCGATATTGGACTATAACAGGCACATCAAGTGCCGTATCCGGGCCATCACCTCATAGAAGTTGACAGGCTCGAAATCCAAGGAATCCGTGAGGCGGTCTATCTCCCGTCTTGCGGATTCCTTCTTTGCGTGTCCTTTATTTTTGGTTTTCTTAGTCATCCATGGCGCACATGTAAATCCAGACCTTGCCTTCAGGAGCGTCATCATCCATGAAGTAGAAATTGACAGCGTCCTCGATGATCTTTTTCTCGGCATCCGGACCGAACCATTCCGTGAACTTTACTTCCTTGTCGTGCCACGCTGAATTTAGCGCAACGTAAACATCCCAAATATTAGCGTTGCCCGGTACGCTCATGCCTTTAGCGACGGCGGTTACTTGCTGGATGTTCCAGTGCTCACCCTTATCCTCCCCCGACTTGCCTTTATGGTGCATTGCCGCCACGTCCATCTTAGCGAAATGCTCATTATAATGAGGCCCACAAAAAACCTCATGTATATCACGTATGGCCTCGTCATACGTGTCGGGATCTTTCTCTTTTAGACACTCCATAGCCTCGTCCAGCTCGCATATGGCCTCCCACATCTTTTTTTCGGATACCATCCCTTTTGAGTGGTAATCCTTCATCAGTTCTTTGTAACGCATGATCTTGCATTTTAAACATTAATGAATCAAGCGCCGGGAGCCGCTGGAAAGGTAGCGGAAATAGTCAATGGGGTAGCCAAACTTACACCGTAGGCACGGTTACAACACTTGACGTTCTCGGGCGTGACTTGGGTGACGAGAGGGGTAAGAGATATCGTGGGAACAGCGCCAGCGGCCCCGATAAAAGCTACCTTGAATTGCTCGACCCATTGCTTGGTAACCGTCCTGCAGGATCCCTTGGGCGTATAAGCCACAAGTACGGCGGCATTGATCGTAACCGTCGTTTGCGTATTCACCGTACTTTGCTCGGCGACGGTGAAATTGACTATGCCGGTAGGCTGTACGCCATTGTCTGCGCAATAGGCCTGACATAAATTCTCCACTACATTAGTCAAGTATTGCTGGCTGGTAGCGGCGATCGCAATTGGTGTTAATTGAATCATGATCGTAATTATTATTGATTATTTATTTATCCACATCATCACCTTGTGGAATAGGTTCCTCTGTCAATACCTCGTATGAGCCGGTCTTTTCCGGGACCGGAAGATTGTAACGCAACAACGTCCTTAGTTCCTCCAAGTCATCGGTCTCGAACTCGACCTTTCCCTCAAACAGGGAAAGCCCGCCGTTTCTTATAGCGTCCTCCACCACCTTGTGCGCCAACTCCGGGATAGCCTCATCGGGGATGCCTTGAAGGTACCGAGCCAACATCGGCTCAACTAATGAGGATGACAATCCGTCTAGCAATGGGGATATCTCCTTGGATATGCTCCACATGGGACTTACCCAACCCGTGGAGCGTAACTTAGCGTCTATGTTCGCTATGAAAGGAAGTTGTCCCAACCGAGTTCCCAAGAGACCTTGGATAGCGGGCTGTGCCCACTTATTGAGCACAGCCGCCAGTTTTTGAGCGTTAGAGTACATGGTCATCATCAATTACATCCGCAACATCCCGTATCACAAACCTTACGTTGCGGGATCACCAACTCGCTCAATGCCGCTAGATCCGCGATCTGCTGTTGCATGCATTTCAATGTAGCGGTGTTAGTCCCATTGTAAACGGCTTGGTTCATGTTAATTGAGGCTTGTTCCTCCTTGTTCCTGTTGATGATTGTCAACAAGCGGTCATAAACATCCGCCAACTTTTGGTCAGTGTAAGTGTTGGATTTCAACAAGGCGATCTCAGAGTCCTTAGCGGAAATCTTATCCATCATCCCAGCCTCATAGCGGGAAATAGGCCTGTCTTCGGATGTGATTACCTCAACCGGACCGCCATATCCAGCGTTCCTTACGTTGCCACAACCACCCAAAAGATTCCCGGCGTTCAATCCCAAGAAAGAAGCGATACCTGCGGAAGCTCCCACGGTGTTGTAATTACCTTGGCCTTGCCCGGTGACACTGTACTCCTCACCATTCATTCCTTTAATTCTCATAACCTAGATTTTTTAATGATCATGTCCGGGTATCCCGGACACCACAAAAATCCAGAGAAGTGCCTTGCTAAATAAATATCTCCTTGCTAGCTTGCTGCGAGGTTGTTGCTAGTTCTTTGCGGAAGGGGATGAGACAAAAAAAGCGCCGCCAATTTGTGTTGACGACGCTTTTACCTTTTAAGGGAGGCTTTATTATGATATGGAAAGGAGCTCTTCTCCTAATTTATGCAAGGCTGTTTCCAATACATGCATTGTAGCGTGTTTGGACTAGATATATGTTTTTTCTATCTGAGTATTTATCAAAACTATTCCTTTCTAGGAATTCATTATACTCCTTAGCTATTTTTTCATCTAAATTTTTCATATCATTCTCTTTTATATAGCATGAAATAATTTTATATGGTAGACAGGAACTCTGACAATGAATCCATGTCCGAAAATTCTTTAACCTCACTGTCCTCATGCATATTCCTCGGTTTATTTCTATTACCTTTTACTATTTTCATCATCAGATCTATAGAGTCGTTCTCATTCTCCATAGAGACCCTCACTTTATCCAAGGCCAAAGCCTCTATTGTATTGCATAACTCATCCGCAAATGATCGAGACATAAAGTATACATCCTTAAAATCTATACGTACACATGGGCTATTCAAATCCTTAGCCCTCATATAGATTTTTTTAGCTTCTGTCCTAGAACGAAGCTCTCCCCTTATCAATTCTGATATCACAATTGTCTTTTCCATGATCTTCATTCTAAATATTCATAAAAATTAAACATCCTTTCCTCTTTATATGGTATCCTTAATGCCACTATAGTTCCATCCCATTTTATATAATCAGGAAGTCCTATATATGATGTCTCTTCCTCTGACATAAGATGAAACGCTTGCCCAGACAGCAAAAAATATGTTCCTCCAAGTCCCTTAGACAACATTCTCTTGCAAGTACTTATACCATAACCACGATTCTCGGTATCTGGTAAATTTTTAGTCGATATACCCTTTCCAGCGCTTTTTAAAGCCTCCACATCGTTAGTTATACCTCCCTTGCCAGACTTAACATAACTACCCAGTATACTTATACCATTATCCGCTATGCAAATGTCTATATAACTCTTTGACGGATAATACTGAGCAAATATATAACCAAATTCACTCTCTGAATGTTCAGATATATTGTCAATCGTCTCAGTCAGCATATAAGATAAAGCCTTTCTCAACTCTCCTTCAATATTTAATTGCCTTATCATTATATTCTCTGCTACAGACAGTATATCGTTTTTTATGCTATCCTTGCTTTTACATCCCGGAAACTTTATTATAGGAATATATTTTTTCATAGAAAAATATTCCATATAATTATGAAAATCACTAACACTGTCAGCTACTACACCTCCTTCAAAATGAATAGAGTCCAGATAGCTTTTAACACTGTCCGATATATTCTTGCAAACCACATTCTTACCGCACTTATCTCTATAAAGCATAAGAGGCAATAAGAAAAATGGAGTCACAAATGCCGTATATTGGAAGTTCCATATGAAATCATCATCATCGGAATTCTCCATTTTCAGGATTATCCTGAATAGATGATTGAAGGCTTCTCCTATCCTAATATCATTTACCGCATGTGGCATATATATTTCCATAATGAAACTTTTCGTATACAACAAAGCCTCTGCCAAGGCTGGTTACTTGACGAGGCTACAAAATCACCTTTTACGCCGCAAAGGTCGCACAAAATTTTGTTATATGAAAATTTTTTCATAGACAAATCACATGCCTTACAACATAACGCACCCTCAGAGCGTACCGGATAGCTCCTCTTTGACGCTCTCCACCGTCCTTCTCAGATAGTAACTCCTCCTTATCCTGTCCGGATACAAGTTCCGCATCCGGTTGACGGCTTGCCTCGTCATTCCCGTCAGATCGGATATGATATTGTCGCTCAACTTGCGATCGGCCAGTATGGTTATAGCCACTCCCCGAGCGTCAACATTGCGCTCCTTGTTGTTGCTAAACATCATTACCGGATCGGTCCCGCACTCCTTGCAGACTGTCTCTATCACTTTTTTGTAAAAAATTTCCACCTTATTCATAAACTTTTTATTTCGTGGTTTGTTTTACTATCAAGCCGGGCAAAAAAATGCACGGCAGAAAGACATATAAGAATCTTCCCGTCGTGCGTGGCATGAAAAAATAATCAAACTTCCGATCCGATTATTTAGGGAAGATTCTTTTTCTTTATCCTCCCTTTCCGGCTCGTTCTCACGAAGTCACCATCAAACTAATATTAAATTAATCATGAACAAAAAACGTCAGCCCTTGTTATTCATATAACGCATTCATTCTATTATCAGAGGTTTCTCGGGCGTGAGCCATGGAAGCCTCACCAAATTCTATAAAACCCGCCTATCCCGACATAGGGTGACAAGCCATTCTTACCGATCCCATAACCTGCTATAACTCCTATTCCCCATCTACGTGGATTCATTGTCTTGGTTATATACTCAGTCCTTCTATAAACCTCGATGTAGTCAAGATTAGGCTTATAGCCGGATATTGACAGCCGGTAATCATCCGTCTTGTACTCCTTGCTGGTTATGGGTACCGGAACATATACAGGTTCCTTTACCGTGTCACCGTCCAACGTGATATAAACAGGAAACGGCTCAGGTATTGTTTGTACCAGTGTCTCATAGACCGGGTACGGGATGCTGTCATGTATCGTGTCAACATAAGTAAACGTGTCGGTCTTATGTATTTGATTGCCATCCTCATCCCCCCGGATATGGTAGCCAGCCGTGAAACTGGCTACCAAGCACACTAGTATTAATATAACCTGCCATGCTCTCATAACAGATTCCACCCCGCAATAACATCCGACATATCAGCCTCCCTACCATTCTCCACCTTGCTCATCGCTGCCACGATCCGGATCATCTGCTCACGATCGTTGATGTTGATAGGATCATCAGCCGGGATACCAGCATAATCTGATACGGCCTTAATGTAAGCGTCCGTATCGTTCTCGTTTTCCGGTGCCCAGCGACCTATCATCTTGCGGATCGTGTCCAGCTTATAGTTCCGGTAATAGTTAGACAGGATCTTGAAGATCGCCCGATAGCCATAGGCCATAGTCTCGAACTGCTTAAACGACTTGTCCTTGCTAGGTCGTATCTCGCCTTGAAAGAGATCACTATTGATCCGAATGTTTCCCGGGTTGCAGTTTCGCAACCCTCTAGGTAATTTTTTCTCTGCCATTGTTATTTGATTTTATTCGTATATTTGTGACGCTTTGTTAACCTTGCTATCCTCCCTTGCGAAAGACAGGAAGCTAAAATTTATCCGGCTCCCCTATCCTTTTGGATCTGGGGAGCCTTCTTTATCGCAATCTTTATCCTCCTTATCCTCACTATTTATATTGTTCTCGATAGGAGGATTCCTATTGGTACATTTCAAATCTCTGCATTTAAGTACTTTGTATACCGCTATCTGGGTTGTAAGACGGTTATTCTCGTCACGAAAATGTCCCTGATCGTCGTATAGTTTATCTATAAGATTGCTCAAACCTTTCTTTTCCTCCTGACTTTTGATATACAATTCCTTCCATTGCTCACTCGCTTTCGTCTCATTCTCCAACTCGGCCGATTTCCTCTTTTGCGGAAACATCAGCACTGCTCCAAGACCACCTCCTCCAACAAAGGTTAATACGGCGGTTAACATCATCGTCCAATCCATTCTTCCGATCCTTTTTTTTTAATTAGTTAAACAACCACTATGCTCTCATCCTCTCTCGCCGCCTCCCACTCGGCGAAATCGCTATCCACACGGTCTTTCAACGCCTTCCTTTCGTTAAGGAACGTCTTATAAGACTCCACGTATGACAAGTCCAGTATGCCCAGCTGGGCGGCGTTGTAGTCGTTCAGTTTCTTTTGCTCCACGTCCTTGTCCCAAAGGGCGTTTATGCAGGCCTCAAGCAGCTTATTCGCTGATAAGGTAGGCCATACCCTGACCTCGTTGTAACTATAGGAGATCACAGGGGCCATATCGTCACCCATCTCCCTTGTCTCCTCTCTAACGTCCCACCGGTACAGGTAGGAACCGTCACCGTCCCGCTCTATTCTAGGCGGCATTGTGTCGCTCCATGATCGCTTCATAAAACTCTGGTTTTAAAATTTTCTTAGCTAAATGCTTGCTATCGCTATCATATATCCAGCCCAGCCAACCGGCTAGACCTGCCTTGTATTCCGTTAAGGATATATTCGGGACTTTATTCAATCTAGCCGCCGCACGACATAGATTTTGCTTAGTCCTCTTCCTTATCCGTATATGCTCCTTGTAAAATACGAAACCCACGAAATCTACACCACGGCCGCTTTTATCCGATCTTCTCTCAGCGATCTTAAATATCTGGTAATTCCCTTTCAGCTCCAACTTCAACACGGCCAATCTATCGATAAGCCACGGAAGTAATACGTTTCTCAAGAAACACTTATCATGATGGAAAAAAGTCATGTCATCCGCGTATCTGATATAATGCCTTATATCTATAATCTCCTTTATCTCGTGATCCAGATAGGCGAGATAAAGATTCGCAAGATATTGGCTAAGATAGTTCCCGATCGGAACGCCGGGAGCGGAATCGATGATCTCATCCAACAACATAAGCAAGCGATCGTCCTTGATCTTCTTCCGAGCGATGCCTTTTAACACCTCATGGTCTATTGACGGATAGAATTTGCGGATATCAACCTTGAGGCAATAGACGGATTCACGATCGGACAAAGCCCGTCTTGTCCTCTTATACGCCTCCGTTATTCCTCTTCCCTTGATACATGATGTCGTATCAGCCGTGAACACGGAAACCCATATAGGTTCCATGACGTTCATTATGGCATGATGCAATATCCTGTCCGGATAATAAGGGAGCTTGAAGATGATCCTTTCTTTTGGCTCATAGATGGTATCAGTCCGGTACTTGGAAGTCTTGAACGTGCCATCCAGCAGAGACTTTAGCAAACGGCTTAGATTACCTTCTTTGTCCTTGTCAAACAACCTTATGCCGTATGAATCCTTCTTTCCCCTTCGGGCTTTCATGTCCGCAAGTATCAAGTTGTCCATATTCGCTATCTTATCAAATAAATTCCATATTCTCTTCATTTTATTGTCATTAATTTGCTTTTTATCATAGGGAGTCTTCGGTTTCCCTACCAACACCCTTTCTATGGGGAGACTTTTTTCGCCAAGAGGCGAGGCCACCATCCCTGTTTGTTATCTAAATATCTTTTCCCCTCTCTAAAAGTATAGGCGTGAACCGATGTTACGATTCGCATCGGAAGGCGCATTATTCGTATTCACGTTAGCGAGGCCTGCATTCGACCTGTTGTCCGCGTTACCGCCAACCAGCACCACCTAGGGATGATCGACCCTCATTCCGTCATTCGAGATAATACCTGTTCCCGGAGGCTCGCATCGTCACTTTCCTAGGGAACTTGTCCATCTCCTTTATCTTACCAAGAACGTACTTGATCTCTTGGGAGTTCGTAAAGAATTTCTTGGCATCACTATCCTTATCCTCTAGATTCTCCTTGATCATGACAAGCGCCCTGTCTTTCCCGAACTTGGTGGACACGCCATCCATGTAATCAATTACCCAGAACGTGAGATTCGTCAACTTCTGTTGGGTGATCTCCGGACAATTAAAATGCCTTGAGTTCTTATCCCTTGGGATATTCAAGAATGACAAGCTGCCGTCATCTTTATTCTTTTCTTCTTCCATTTTTATCCTCATTAAACGTTATACAAAAAATTCCCGACGTGATACGTGCGGCTACGCCGACGTTTTACGATATTCGGGGAAAAAGCAAAGGCGCGAACCGAGGTAACGAGCCGCAGCGGAAGGCGCAAGATTCGCATTCACGCCAGCGAGGCCCGCAGTCGACCCGCTGTCCGCGTAACCGCCAACCAGCACCACCTGCATGCGGTTAGCCGATGTGTAGGTGTAGTAGTAGTCGCACCAGTAGGTAGAACTACTACCGCCGATCTCCGTAGCTACGATATCACCATCCTCACCTAGGAGCATCTTCTTGGCATAACCATTGGTACGGCAGATGTTGCCTTTCTTGTTATAGCCTGTGTAAGATGTATCGCTGAAGTTTGACGGGTCATCGGTAGTCCATAATATGGATAATCCCGCATCGCCCGTGGTGACCTGTATATTGGCCCCGTCGGTGTATTTCCAGATATGGCCGAACGGATTCTCTATGCCACGATACCTGTTAGCCATCAACGTGGCGTGAGTACCGCCGGAAGCGTTCTTCACGACATATGCCTTCTCTCCCGAGCCGTTCCCGAACTCGTTGGTATAGCCGCATGGGATAAGTGGATTGATCTTGTTGAAGTTAGTCCAATCCGTCATTTGCGTTGGTCCCGGACCTAGGCCACCTTGGGCGAAACCGTTTGCGTCCTTCTGGGCGTTGAAAGGCTTCTGGCTGTCCAGCGTGGCGTACTCGACGGCGAATAGCCAGAACAGGGTCTTGTGGGCGTTGTAGGTGTACATCTCCCAACCGCTGCCACGTTTCCTTGCGGCTTGCCGGAATTGGTCTCGGGTGAGGTTGGTGACGGGACGGCCTAGCAAGGAACGGTAGGTTCCGTCCCATTCGGCGGTGTTGTCGCCGCCTCTTGTATCAGTAGAGTTTGTTTTATCCGACATCAATAACCCTAAAGATCTAAGCATTTGCGCCTCACTTGAGCCTATATAGAATTTGCTTATATGCTTGTATCCGGGCAATGGAATCGAAGATAACATCATTTTAAATTTAGTCCCAGTTATGTATATTCTATACCAATGATCGGGAATCTCTACCATTGACGCATAATCTTTAGACGCAAATGTCATCTTCCATGCCGTTGGTTCATGATAATAATATACTCCTCCATTATTATCTAACACGACTCCTCTCATCCCGCTCTGCACCGGCAACTCCCTATGCAGTTGCATATTTCCAACACGCTTCCCGTCCGGGCTTGACGATGCCATGTCCCACTCTACACCATAGGCGTACCGCTCCTCGATGTCGGGGATGTCCTCCCAAGCGGGGGTCCACTCGGTGGAGATGTCGCCGTACTCGAGCTTGATCTTGTGGATGGTGGAAGTTGATGTGCCAGTTTTAGGAGAACTAAATACAACCATATGTGTATTATCAGCTACTGCATCTCCGATATTAGTAATCCATTTAAAAGCCTTACTGGCCTTCCCATTCACAAAGTCAGCCTTACTGAACTGAGCCATAGAACCTACTGCACCAGTAGAGTTATATATAGTGAACATTTCCTTATCATCACCCAATTCTCCAAAAATAGTCAATGTTACTTGTGTTCCTTTAGATATCGGTTCAGTTAGCCAATAATCAGCGATATTGTAATTCGAGTTACTCACCTCCTTCCCTGATCCCAGCAACAGGTTCCTGCCGTACACGGGCAGCTTGCGGTACTTGCCATCAGCCATCAGAGACTTATCCTTGTCCCCCTTGGTCTCCAGCGTTATCGACACGTCCGGATCTTCGTTTTGGGCCTTGTCCGGCGTTATGGTTATCTGGCCGTTAGACGGGGTGGATGTGACAACGGGCTTTAACTTATTAACGTCCGTCCTTAGACCGGTGACCAGATTCCAGATATCCGTATCGTCGTAATGGTCACGCAAGTTAGGCGTGGTTATGGTTCCCTCAGCGGAGGTTATCTCCAAGACGTATTCCGTATCCGTGTTAGTCTTTATCCTCACCTTGATGTCTTGCATCATCAATGGAAGCTCGGCGTACGTATGGATACCGTCCGAAAACTTCATGTTTAAATTGCCGTTCGCCAACCGCTCGAAAAGCCATAGCGACGGCGGGTATATGGTGCTGTCAGCCGTCCACTCGGCGGTGGACTGCTCTATCTGTTGGTATACGTAAGCTCCTCTCTTGCTCATGATAATATCCCTTTATCTATTATTGTTACTGATTCATTGTAGTAATTCGCCCCGGTCAAGTAGACGTTCCCCGGCAAGGCGGCACCGGAAGACTCCTCCCATATGGCCTTACCCTCCACTATGTCGTGGAGCTTGTAGAACGTAACGTCTCCGGGAGCCTCCCTTAGATAGACCTCACCGCCTATAGGGTAGCTCTTGGTCTCACTGCCCTCCTCGTAGGTCACGTCGTTAGCCCCCGGAACATGGTCGATCTCCCTTGTCTTGTATACGCCGGCCACCGCCCCGTCCTGTCCTTGCGGGATGGTAAGATCCAGCTCGGCCAAGGGCACGCCCTCCTCGGTCTCCCCCTTCTCGGTTATCGTGGCTTGGGCCACAGTTCCCGGAAGCCCGGTCGTCACCTTGCCTATCGTGATCTTGGGTGAGAACCCCCTAGGGCCTCTCTGCAACACGAAGTTCATCCTGTAGACGGGGTTGCCGGATGCGTCCGTGCCACCGTCGGACAACGATACGGAAGGATACGTGCCCGCCGTTATGGTGCCTATGGAGAATTGAGGGGTCTTGCCCGTGAAGCCACGCATACCGGACACATCCACGATATAGTCATATCCTGTGGATGTCCTCAGATATAGCTTGCCCGTATCCTCCTCCTCCACGCTGCCCGTGTTGATGATGACGAACTTACCCTCCGGGACGTTCGCCTTGTCGGACTCCATCGCCGAGACGGACTTATAGACCTTGTAGATCGTGAACGCCTCCGGTTTCAGGATCCTGTCCGTCTTGATATACGCCCCGGTAGCGTAATCCCACGTGTACACATGGAAGTCATCGCCGATATAGCCCGGATGGTCAGACACCGATTTGGCGTTCTCTGCGGCCGTGTTCGCTTTCTCCGTGGCCGCATCTGCTCTCTCCAAGGCATGCCTCACGTCGTTCTGGATCTGGGTCTTCAAGGCGTTCACCTCGCTGACGATAGCGTCCATCCTAGCCCGGACATCGGCGGCTGCGTCCGTGGCCGGCTTCTTCAAGTCGGCGAGCGGTATCAGGTTCTGCCACATCCCGTCCTCGTAACGCCACTGGACGTAATCGGCCGTCACCTGCAAGACGATCTGCTTCCCGTCAACGCCCCTTAACAGCGAGATAGCCACACGAACGAGGTCATAGGCCGAGCCGGATTGCCTGAACACCGGCAAGGACGATATACCTTGCAGGCTATTGGCCTCCTCGTACTGTCCCGGATCCTTAGACGTGGTAAGCAACAGGCCGTTGACCGCGGAGGCTATCTTCTGGATGTCCTCCGGGGTCACGACCGTGCCGGATGATAGGATAACGCTTTCCATATATTACTCTCCCGCTTGACTGTTCAACATCTCGTAAGTGTCGTTAAAGAACTTCGTGGCTACGGCCACCGCCTCCTCCTTGCTCGTTATCACGCCGGGTTTGTCCACCGACATGAAGAACTGCCCGTTACGCTCGTAGGTAAGAGATCCCACACGTACCCCGTCCTTGATAAAAGAGCCGATTATCCGGTCTATCCGCTCATCGGTCTTGACAGAGGCGGAATACTGTATCTTGATACCAGCCACTTCCGAGTAGCCGTTTATCGTCCTTGTGTCGCTCGTTATCTCCATGGTCTTACACGTTTAAAAGGTCGAAGATCTGCCCGAAAGCGCCGGCGGTCAATGTCTTGTTACAGCATTTCTTTATCAATACGGATTCCTTGTCGCTGATGTCCATATCACCATCGGCGGCGTTGATCCTTGTCATCAGCTTGTAGGACTCATATTTCTCGTCCTCGTTCATCTCATCGCCGGAAGAGTAAAGCCTAGCGCATACGATATCCTTGATGACCTGAACTTTTCCGAACTCGTCCTTCATGTCTTCCCCCCTGAAGGTCTTTAGAGGCTTGTTGAAATTTACTTTCATGACTAATTGTATTTTAATTGTTAATATTATCCTAAAGATATTTTAAGCATATTCCCATCCCTCCATATCGCTCCTTTCACCTTTGGGTCCACTGTTGACATATACGGAAATGTCATTAATCCCGACGGGGATATATTAAACAAGGTACTTCCTGCATTATCGTAAGACCCAAATCCAAAATATCCCATGGAAATTCGATAATTAGAGACACCGGAAGATGCGTTTCTCATATAAATATGGAATGCGGGTAAGGATTGATACCCAGACATATCATTAAACAAAATCTCTCCTGTTAATGAGTTTTTATCATTAATCATACGAATACTCCTCGTCGATGGGTCTATTATAATTCGGTTCCCATTATCTGAGGTTTGTATTTTTCCCATTATACTTAAATCCCCTGATGTATTCCAAGAGATATTCTTATCGGCTAGGAATCCCGACCCATCATGTCGTAAAACGATCTTAGCCTCATTATTCACCGCTTGGCCATATGTGCCTCCAGCCCAAAAACACACGTTATTGACATCCGGAGATATACCTCCTTTTACGGTGAGATTTTCAATAGAACCGGAGCCAACCTCTATCCTACGATTTAAACTCATCCCATCATTACTAAACCGATAGAAAGCGCTCGTTATATCGGAAGCTTTATTTACGTCAGAGACTGTATCATTAATAGTGTTACGCAAGCTACTATCAAGCATCGATATAGTTACCACTCCTACAAGATCAATTCTCTCCGCTTTTATCGTGGTGGTGGTTATCGTCTGATTGATATACGATATGATCTTATCACCGTTCTCCAAGCTCTTGGCGGCGAACAAGGTATTCCCCGTCGTGGTATTGATCCACCCCGCCGTATCTATCTCATTCCTTATATTATCCACTCTAGTGGATATACCCGTGATTTGTCCCGCCTGTACCGACAAGTCCGACTCCAGCTTCACCTTCACTTGGTTTGTCGCCGTATCGGTATAGTCCTTCAACTTGTCCTGTATATACTTGTTCGCCGTCTCCACGGCGCTCTCGAACGAGGACATGGCCGTGTTGAAGGCCGCGAATTTCTTATCCACGTCGGCCTTCTCCGAGGCGGTGGTCTTTCCGTCCGCTATGGCCGTGTTGATACTGCTTATCAAGGCGCTTATAGACGAGTCCAAGACATCCTTGGCCGATTTAAGACCGGTCTTGGCCGCACCGTCAAGGTACGTGTTGGAATACAACTTCGTATAAGTGGCGGTCACGCTGTCCTTGGACGTGTTCACCGTATTCAGGTACTTCTCTATGGCCTTGGCCTCGGCCTCCGTTATGATACCGTCGGCGAAAGCGCCGTCAACGTATGTGTTAAGGCTTGTCACGGACTGGTTAGCGTTATCGGCGGCGGTCTGGGCGGCCTTGGCGGCGTTATTGGCCAGCGTTATGGCCTCTTGCGCCGTGGCGAATTGCTCCTCCGTCACACGGGCGGATATCTCCTCGGCCATGACCGACAACTCAGCGTCATACTTGGTATATATCGCACCTGTCTCCGAGTCCACGTACTCCTTAGTGGCCAGTAACTTTATATATTCCTCCGTCTGCAAGATCCGCGTCTCAAGCTTTATCACGGCATCGGCCAATCGGTCGTTGAACAACGACACTCCATATATCAATATCTCGCCGGTGAATCCGATCCTGAAATCCCCGGTACCGTCCCATTTGCCGGCTTTTGACAGCTTGACGTACTCGTCGGACGGATCGAGGGTCAAGGAGTCGTACAACTCCTGCCCGGCGAAACCCACCGTCAAAACACCTCGTCTCATGACCTTGTAAAACAAGGAGAAGGAGAACGTATGACCCTCATCGCTCTCTTCCAACTCAGGAACTTTCATCACGTCGTTACGCTGGAATATATACGTGTCCTTGATGCGAAGCACGTTCCTGTTGCCATCCCTATAGATATCGGAAACCTTCCTCTTGTCCGAGTAAAAAGAACCGCCCACCCACAGGAGATTGCCGCTCACGTTGATGAAATGGATGTCGTTGGCCTCCGCCCAATAATTCGTGTCCTTCCCGAACGTGGAATTGACAAGTATATTCCCGGATTCCAGAGACATGTCGTTCTTTAACCCCTCGATCTCGCTCCTCAGCTCCCCGTTCATCACGGAGAACTGTTGTTCCACGGTCATGCCGTTATCGAGGTATATGGACGAGTTCTCTATATAGATCCCGTTAAGGTAAGCCCCGTAACCCTTCAGTTGGGTCCCGTTCTTGGTACGGATCATGGAGAGGTTGCCTATCTGGGCCTTCAGCGTGTCTTGCGTGGAAACGCCCGTGATACCGTCATATACGGCAATGAACGGCGCTCCTTGATCCGCCGATGTCAGGTAGATAAGGCCCTGCCTAGTGGTATCCCTGTCGTTACCCCATCGCATGGCGAAATCCCCAGCCTCTGGCTCGCCGGTACCCTCTATCAGCGGGTAGGCCACGTCGAAATAGTCGGATGAGATACCGATACAGCGACCGAATAGATATTTAGTGGACGTGATACCGTTCCTTCTCTGTATCCTCACTCCGTCACCTTCCCTGAGGTTCATCAGCATGAGACCGTCCATGTCGTCCATGTAGCATCTCCAACGATCGGACAGCCTCTCGACCCTCCCTATCTTGTTGATATCGGACACGATCTGGTTGCCGCCCAACCCGTATATCTGGGAATACACTATCTCGTAGGCCGTGAAGGTCTTCCTAACGAATATGTTGTCAAAGGTTCCCGTGGCCGTGGGGATATCTATCTCCGTGCCCCAGCCGGTGAAGCCGGGGGCGAACGATATGGATCCTATCTTGTTACCGGCGTATATGTCGGAACGCACCTTCAACGCCTCCATGATACCGGAACCGTCGGCCTTGATCTCCCAGCCCTTGCCATCCATGCCGTCAAGGAAGATGGAGGAGCCTATCTTCTTGTCGAATAAAATATCCTCATGGGCGATATCGGGAATGTCCTTCCGAAGATACCTCTTATCCAAGTCCTCAAGATCGAGGATGTCACATGTATCCAAGCCCGTGACATGGCCGAAGTCATCTAGCAATACGGACGCAATACCTTTCTTCTTCGTCTTATTTATACTCTCTTGCGAAGAGGTATCCTTATGGGAAATCGTATATATATTATTGATATCCGATTTTATCTCTATACCCGGACCTTGCGCCAAGGAGAAATCGCCGCCTCCCCCCTCACCTCCGCTTCCGGAACCTTGACCGCCTATCCTTCGCACCTTATTATCACTGGCAAGGATGAACAAGGCGGGGTCTCCGGCGTAATCATTCACGAACAACTCGCCCCTCGTCAATCCGGAGAGGTGCCATTCCTTGGTCCCGTCATCTATAGCGACGGGAGGAGGAGCCGCTTGCAGCTTACCCTCGGACATCACCGTATCCGACCCGTACCATATATGTTTGGTCAATTTCTTTTTGCTCATAACGAATCCAAGTTTGATTGATTGACAAAGGCCCCCACGGAATCATCATACACCAGCACCTGCCCGTCCTTGGCGTTTGCCACGTTCACGCTTATGGAACCTTTGACCCAAGATCCGTCCGACTGTTCCGTGAACCCGTTAAAGGAGATATTCTCCGCTCTCTCAACGTTAAACGTATAATCAAACAACGGGTATCTCTCGGCTATCACTTGCCTCTCGGGTACGCTGGACTCGCTCCGGACATACCTAACGCCGTTTATCCTCACCTCGGACAGACAGAATATGTTATTGATCAAGCGGGCCATCTCGAAAGGTACACCCTCGTTATCCCCTATCGTGAGCGTGTCCACCTGATACGGTACGGCGTAAAGCTCTATGATCTCTTGCCCCTGTGTCCTGAACTGCTCGTTGCTAACGTTAAGGGAATGCCCATCCGACTTGAACCCTCCCTCTATCCATAGCTTGAAAGTCCTTTGATTGTTTCCAACCTCAAATACCGCCCCGAACGAGGTGATATTATCCCTGTTGGTATAGGACACCTCCGTCAGCCCCTCCAATTCCCCGTTATCGCAAAACCGGAAGGGGAGACTGCTTATCTGCCCCTCACTCCCGATTATGGAAGCCCTATAAAGGCTATTCCCTCTTGGAACGATAAACTCCAGAAGCTTATTCGAGTCGTTGATCTCATAGGATATGGGGGATATGACGAAGCTATCGTTGGCGCAAAGGTCGAACAACCTCATAGACAAAGTGGTGGAAGGGGATACTACGCATTGCACGGTTATATTCTCGGCATTAGAGAAGCGTTGTATATACTCACGCTCCATCTCGATGCCGTTATAGCCCACGTCAAAAAGCAACGGTGATATCTTGCTCACGTTTATCATACGCCTATAAACGCCAAAAGAGCCATACCCCGCAGGATACGACTCCCGCCGGGTATGGCTCTTAGGCTCTAATTTCTTTTTTGTTATGTCCTACAAATATAGGGGATAAGGATCAATTGTCAAAACAAATTCATGTAATTTTAGACAATATCAGCGAATAGGATGCCGTTTGGTATTTCCCTATCTTCTCCGTTATCTCGCTAACCCATCCCTCGTACGATCTCCCTGCGTACGAGAACGACAATTTGCCCCTGTAATTACCCGGGAACGGGGATAACCCCGGGGTCTCCAAGGATACCTTATCGATCCTAATCCTCCGGTCGTTAACCGGCAGGGATATAGGAAGGGTCTCCGATACTCCTCCTATCGATATCGAGGAGTTTCCGTCCGAGGCCGTGAAAGACAGGTAATCCGTGCATATCCCGAGCCTTTCCTTATTGACGAGAATCATATTTCTCGGCGAGTAGGAGGCGTTAAAGATAGTGTCGGGGAACAATACTCCCATCACGGCATATATAGCTCCCCCATTCTCTTCTCTTACCAGAACTAATCTATCCCCATCTTTCCTAGCGTGGACAATAAATATGTCATTGTCGGAATCTGTATCCTTCGATTCCTCGTCACGCTCGTTAGCGAGGAACTCCAATCCGTAGCAATCTGCCCTATACGGGCTTATCAATGACAATATGTTGTCCTTTATGTCCAATCCCGTGCTGAAACTGCTCTTGAAGTGAAACTCGTCACGCCCGTTTATCTCATCATAGTCCTGCTTGTCGAATCCAATTTCAACCCCAGAGTATATCAACGACTCATCCACGGATAGCTCCATATTGCTCACGTGATCCAATTCTTTCGTCTCATTGACGAAGAAATCATTCATATGCCGGAAACGCACGCTATTATCCAGTATCTCGTAATCATACCCAAGCAACGCCTTGGCGAAATCACAGAACTTGGAGAAGGACGTATGGACCTTCGCGTCCTTTATTCCTCTCACGCTCTCAGCGGCCATCATCCAAGGTATAGGCATGGAACCGGAGACGATATCGCCGGACAATGACACGCCCATCCTTGATAATAACGAGGATAATAGTTTTTTAGGGGAGAAAGCGTCTATTTCTACCGGCTTATTTCGACCTATATAAGATACGGATATCTCTTTTACATCCTTAATTGTCAAATGAATATCCGTACTATGACCTCCCGCAGAGTTGAAATAAACGGCAAATCTATCGTCCGGTTCTAATGATATGTCAAATGTCTTATCTATATTTATATATGTATCCGATAATGGTATGTAAGTCCTTTCTTCTCGTAAGATATCCCCTCCCTTGTTTAGTATAACAAAAAACAAGGCCAATACGATCTCCTCACTTGTCTTACCAGCTTTGATACTGAATGAAATTTTTATTTTTATAGGATGTGGCGTAATCCCTTTTATCATATAATTGTCGCCAGTAGCCTCATGGATACTCAATATTTGATCCGACACATCTATTATGTTCTTTACGGCAAAATTTGTATCTATATAAGTTATTGGCAATAGCGTGTATATGTCTTTTGTATTTATGATAACCTCATATACGTCATCTTGCGTTTGATCCACATTTGGATTTATGGACCATTTCGTATTGTTGTTAAGATAGATCCTGTCATAATACAATGTATCCTCCTTTAGCTCCGACACCGGGATATCGTATACCTGCGACTTGTTTGCGTTGATGATGGACGCTACGCTATCGTCAATGGCGTTTATGGATATCGTATACCCGTCGCTCTGGTACGTGGAGAAATCGAGCTTGCAACGAAACTTCTCGTTATACCCCCAGCTATCGTTCAACACGCCTATCACCAATATGGCCGAGGCTTTCGTATAATTGGATAGGTACTCGGCCTCAAGAAGGTCGTATGCCCCCTTCACGAACTCGAACTTGTTGGAGAAGGAGCGAACGACACCGCCAAGATCCTTCCTCTTAGCCGATATCTCCACGTCCTCCCAGTTCTTGAGGTGATCCGTCACGTCGTACCTCTTCCCTCCTATTAATAACACCGCTTTTATCATACGCATATAAATAAGAAGAGCCGCCCGGGGACAAATACGTCTCCGGCACGGCTCTTTGGCTCTGTCACAAAGATAATGACTATTAAGATAATATCAACTAATCAATCGTCTTATCTTTCTCGATCACCCGCAAGAAATCCCTTACGCATGACACGGCCCTCATCTTGTCCATGATATACCCGTCCTCGTAATTACCCTCGCAACTCAAATTGATAAGCGTATCTATCATATCGTCCATATCCTTAGAGAATAGGCAAGTGGACATACTCTTTATCTCTCTCATCATTTCCGGGGTTATGGTCAAGTTCCCTATTACCAACTCATGCGCATGATCAACCTTGATCTCGTTACCGTCGGCTTTCACGACGATGCTTTTAATCTCATTCTCTTTCATATTCAATCAATCTTTTAATATTTCACAATTATTTTCAAGTCACAAAATGTTAAAGTCTTGGGTATACGTACTAAATCCGTACATCTAATCTATTTAGGTCACATTTTATACTTGGCATAGTCAAGGAAAGGAATCTTTCAAACAATCCTAGTAATCTTACCGTCACCGGGATCACCTCCCAGAAGATGGTTTATGTAAGCCAGCCCCTTCTGGGTTACGAGTACCTTCGTCACGACAAAGCCCGGATGATTCTCCCTCTCAATAAACTTCTCGGTCATCTCGAAATACCCGGCGTTGATGTACTTCTGTTTTGGCTCGTTCCGGTTGGAGAAGAACACGCCTATTTCTTTAAGCTTCTTGAAGAGGATGTTTCTTCCGAACCCTAATTTCAATATCTTCGCAGCCATACCGATATCAACCTTGTCCGAGGTCTCGAAAGCCTTGTCCGCGAAATCGGCCTTGGGCTGGAGCTTGCTGATAGTTCTATTTGCCTGTTCTATCTGCTCTTGCTGCTTGGCCGCCAACATCAACGCCTCCGAGAAAGATTGTGGAATCTGGAAATCTCCAGTCTTGATCTGCTCTTCCATACGGTTGAAAGCCTCAATATAATCTAACTTGAATTGAAGGGCCTTATCACCAGTAAAGCCCATAACCAATAATGTAAATCCATCACGATTCATAATATACATTGGCTGAATACGTCCATAATTGTCTGGATATTCCGACTCTATGAAGAGACTGGCGCAATTTTGCGCCGATGTCAATAATGCTTTTATCGCTCTCATTACATCTTTATGTAATTTGCCAAACTTCTCAGCGACCAATAAGCTGTTCGTGAAAATGCGATTATTATCGCCTTTAAATACTAATTCTTTCATGATCTTAATATATTTGTTGTTGAAAATCCCTTCAAACCCTCCGGCGATATTACCGGAGGGGCATCTACTTCCGATCCTCTCCCCGTCGTTCGAGTTATCCCGCAAGCCTTACGCAGGTCATGTCGCTAATTACACTCATGAACCTATCGTAGGTCTTTTTATTCCATTCCTTGTGATCCGGCATCCAGTCATTGAATATCTCCATGTAGACTACCTCGTGAGATCTGTCCTGTACGGTGACGCATAAACCGCCCGTCTCCGGCATAACGCCTACATTTATATGTACCGGTTTCCTTCCGATCATACACTCCAACGCAATCCTTTGCACGTTCTTCAAAACTTCTATCGTTTCCATATTCCTTATATTATTAATGTATATCAATCACCCGAATAAACCCTGTTACCGTAAAGGCTAGCCATACCGACATGAGTAAGTCTTACAGCATGGGATCTTTCCGCAAGTTCCTTGGCAAACGCCGCACGTTTTTCCGCAAGCTGCACCATCGCTTTCGCCGATCCCCAAGCCTGTTTAAGGCACGAGCCGAATGTACGTCCGTACATCTTGCACTCTCTATAGATCTTATGCGCTTCTTTCATAATCTCACTCTTGTTATATTTCTGTGTTGCCATTGTACTGTTGTTTTATTTTGACGATGCAAATATACAAGCTATATCTTGTCTAAACAATAAATAAAACAAGATATATCTTTGTTTTAACATTAATTACACAAGACATACCTTGTTTGTATGATTAATAAAAATACTTTTGTGCAAGAAATAACTTTACATCATGAGAATAAGAGAAGCTATAGAAGAACAAGGCATGACTACTAAACAAGTCGCAGAAAAATTAAATGTAACCTTGAGTGCTTTAAACCAAAGCATATCGGGTAATCCTTCAGTAAAAGTAATAACCAATATAGCTAATGCTATAGGAGTACCAGTATGGCAGCTTTTCGCCTCCCCTTCTGAAGTACAAAAAGAGAATGATGGAGGGTATAAATGCCCTAATTGCGGGCATCCATTGAAGATTAAGGTGGAATGATGTTGTAAAACACATATAATATCATAAACACAAATACAATAAAATATATATTTGCGTAATATTAATCAATATTATGTTTAACAAATGAAATACATAATACTATCCATCATGTCTATTTTGTTAACATCATGCAAAAATGGATATGAGAAAAATATAGATATAATGTCAGGTAAGGTCAAATCATATATTAATGATATGGCATTTAAGGATAATCTTAAAGTTGAATTTCATAGTTTTACTCCTATTGGATATGATACTATAGACGAGAATATTATTGACAAAATCAAAGCTGCAAAGTATATAGAAACAGCAGAATCTTTTCTAAAAAAACAAAAAGAACAACTTAGTATAATCAAAAAAGAAAGCCAAGAAGCAACCTTATATAACAATATAGGCATGAAAGATTTAAGAGATATGTCTATTAATAATGCACAAGAGGCCAATAAGAAACTACAAGAATACGGAGACTCTTTAAGTTATTACACAGACATGGCTAAAAAATTAGACACCTTGATAGATAATCGTAAAAACCCAAATACAATATTTGAGTTTAAAGTATTCTTAAAAACATCATTTGTAAAACAAAATGGAGAGAACGCTTTTAATATCCTAGACACGCTATATTATGTTTTTGATAAGGATCTAAACTTTATTCCAAAATATTTCACTGAATAATTCACCTAACATTTATATCACTCATTCTCCTTCTATTTTAGTTATTTTCATTATTATATAAAATAAACATCATGAAAGACATCATCATTACAACAACTTCTTTTATAGAAAATAAGCCTATTCAAGAATATTTAGGGTTAGTCTGCTCTTCTTTAGTTATAGGCACCAACTTGTTTTCAGACATGTCAGCATCTTTATCTGATATATTTGGGGGTAAATCAAGTTCATATGAAAGAAAACTTGAGATTATAAGGGAAGAAGCTATATCCGATTTAAAGAACAAAACCATAAAAAAGGGAGGAAATGCAATACTAGGGTTGCACATAGACATTGATGAAATATCTGGAGGTGGAAAATCAATGTTTATGGTATCAGCATCAGGAACTGCATGTAAATTGCAAGAAGACAACAATCAGAACTCAATATCTTCTGCAAAAATTCAAGATACAATAGAGAAAATAAGGATAATAAACCAAATAAAGGAAGCAAAGCCTATATCAGATGAAGATTTTGAATTTATGATAAACAATCCTTCTACCGACTATCTCTATCCTCTTATAGAAAAGTATATTTATTATGCAAACTCTGTTGATCAGTATGATAGATCTATACTCTATATAACTAAAGTTATTTCTAATTTACCATACGATATAACAACAAAAGTTCTATATAACAAACTAAAGGAAGACGTATCAGTTCTTGATATTATAAGAAAATGTCAATTATTTGATCCTTCTTTAACTTTAGACTTGATTCAGATAGATTTAAAAAAGGCAATAGGCACAATGAATGCAGACAAACCTTATTATGATAGGAGTGATCTACAAATTATGGATAAAATTATAACCCAAATAGATAACTTGCCAGACAAAGGCAAATATGAGATTGTAAAAGGGTTATTTGGAAAAGAAAATAAAAAGTATATTTGTCCTAATGGGCATAAAAATGATATTGACCATGTTTGTTGTAGTGAATGTGGAGAGAACATAAAAGGACTAAGTCCTAATGAACTATCCATATTAGATATGTTTAAACTAAAAATCCAAGCCATACGATCATCATTCAATTAAGCATTTCCCCCCTCCCCGCATTTACGCAAGGAGGGGATTTTTACATGAGACAATCCAATGTTTTGCTAAGGAATGCCCTAAACGGATTTAAAGACTCAACGCCCAAAACTATATAATATCTGTCACTCAACCACTTACAACTATATTTAATCTTTGTTAGTTTTTTTAGCTAAAAAAAATTTGTTTGTTATCCAGTTTATCTCATCTTTGTGTCGAAAACAACAAAGATGAATGAATATGGGCACAGTCAAAAACAGTAAGGACATGCGGCCCAAAGATGTTAATAGCAAAATTGTGACCGCAGTTTCAGAAAAGAAGGATATCCAAGTAAAGTTCAGATCCCTTACGTCTAAAGAGTTACTTGATAGAAGAATTGATGTTTATCCCTATATGATTTGAATAAACCTTCTTTTTTATGGTCATTTATCGATCATATATATATCTTGTACTAATTAAATTTAAAAGTCATGGCATACAAAGTAATAGACATTGCAAACCAGCTTCTTGTTAAAGCATATAGGGCAAGTGACGGTGAATTGATGACAAATTTGAAGCTTCAGAAAATGCTATATTATCAACAAGGCTTTCATCTCGCATATTTTGGCACACCTCTTTTTGATGATGAAATAGAAGCTTGGATGTATGGTCCGGTGGTTCCTTCCGTTTATAATCATTATAAAGGAAATGGTAGAAATGGGATTATTCCGGATAATGAGATAAAGTTCTCTTTTGAGGATAGAAAAGAAGAGGCATTATTCAATGAGGTGTATAAAGTGTATGGTAAATACTCCGCTACAGGCTTGATGAATATGACTCATAATGAATCCCCCTGGATATCTACCCCAAGAGGAGAAGGAAATGTTATTTCAAAAGATAAGCTCACTTCATTTTTTAAATCTCGTTTAAAATGAAATCTAATAATGGAAAGAAAAAGTCGAAAAAGAAGGCTAATAAAAAAGATGATGATTTAAAATTTATAAATGACGCTATATATAATAATAAAATCAGTAGATCAGAGATAGAAACATTATCAAATATAGATCATCCACTATTCTCTTTTAAATATTTAATAGACTTTTCAATTGATAAATGTAAAGACCATTCTTTTTTTCATGACTTTTTAATTAGATTACAGAAGTTATCGGAATTAGGATGGAAAGAGATAAGGGTATCAGGAAGACATGAATTTGGCATTGAGAAAATAACACGAGACCAAATAAAGCCAAAAGACAGGCTCCCTAAATTTATTACACCTGAAGTGGAATTGGACGTTTTTAGGGCAAATGGAGACAATAGGCCATTCGTTGGAAAACAGGACGGAAAGATATTTTATATATTTTTCATTGAGACAAACTTCGGAGACGTTTACGATCATTAATATTTTTATCCCCCCTTGCTGTCTCACGACATGAGGGGGGCTTATGAAAACTAAATCAAATCATGTCTATATTTTGTTTGAGCAACCATAATAATCAAGCAACCCCTTTCTCTCTGATCATATTGGAGATAATATTGTAGATATACTCAATAAAACGATGCTTCTCCGCTATATCCAAATTAGACTCTCCATTTTTCTTCTTATAGCTACGAATAGATATATGATATAGATAGTACAATTGATCGTATATCTTGCGCCAAACATCTTGTTGTTTCACATTCTGGGCGGAAGAGTATCTATTAACCATCTGTCTGATCTTATCTCTTAAACTCATTTCCGGAATCTTTTCCGTTGAAACAGGAATAGCCAAAAGGAGTTTTCCATTTTCTTCTCGTTCTTGTTCTATCGCTTCTATTCGTTTTTCCACATTGGATATCCTGTTCTCATATTCCAAGTTGATGTTAGCTTGCATGGCAAACATCTGTGCGGATGAAAGAGGTTTGCTTTGCTCTTTCAACGCTTTCTCCATTTCTTCGAAAGCGTCATAAAAATCATTCTTAAACCTTAGAGCCTTAATCCCGTTATATCCCATAACAAGGATAGAGAATCCTTTTCTATTCATAATGTATACAGGATTGCTTTTCCCGGTAGAATCCTCATAAGTGTTTGATACAAAAGCTAAACGCATTTTTGCGTTCAGTTCTTCATCAGAGGATTTTAGTAAATTTTCGATTGAGCGAATTACATCCGCATGTCTTTTCCCAAACTTCTCCGCCACTAGCAAGCTATTAGTAACAACTTGCCCATTATTGCCTTTAAATACTAAACTATCCATATTATTAAGTTTTTAGCTATTAAAAATATTCTATATTGCTTGATTTACGCTCCATGTTTACGGATGGAAGGGAGAACCTCTCCGCATACCCAGTCTTGGAATGGTTCGGCTTGCGGCTTGTCGGATCGCATGATTACCTTGTAGAGATTCTTTTCATTGACAAAATTCATTTGCTGTTCTCTACCGATTGAATCGGTGACCCCAATCCGAATGGGGGCATCCGTCAGTCTTGATTGTACAGCGTCTACACGTAATCCTAAAATTTTGCAAACATCCGCAAGGCAAAATAAAGGGTTCTCACTTGTCCCGGCTACTCTCACTTCACCGAAACGATCGTTCTCAAAAATTTTAATTGCTTCCATATCTTAAAATTTTAATTGTTCAAAATATTTTCTCCCGCAATTTTAGCCATAAGATCAAAACGACTTTGTTATTTTGATTACTTCGGCACCTCTTAATGAAAAAGCCTCCCCGACACGAGCCACAACACATCGTATCAAGGAGGCTGTTAGCGACCGCTGTCGCCCAAAATCTTCCTAGCCTGTCGTGGTAGGCTGACCAGTAAAAACAAAAAGAGCCACACCCCATAGACGTGACTCTATCGGGTATGGCTCTAAGGCTCTACTGTCTTCTTATATGTCCAGCAAATATAACTAGAAAGAATAAGAAAAGCAAGTTTTACGCTCAATTCATCCTCGATCTCTTGTAATTCTCGAAATCGATGCTCTTGCTACCCTTGGATATGGTTTTAGATAGCTTGCCTATCTCTTTTTTTATCTCATTATTAGCCCTTATTATCCCTTCAGCGTCGAAATTATTGACGATCTGAACCGGCTCGCCTTTCTTGTTATGGGTAAGCCAATACGTGTTATCCACGAAGCGGCTAAGGAAAGCAGGATCATTGAGATCCGGAACGACCTCTGCTCCCGCTGGCAATGATAGCAGGGTGGGCTTATCCGGGGTGATGTACGCTTTATCTCCTACCAATACCGCCTCGCTACGGCCTCCATCGCCAACGATAGCCAAACCGCCGGGGTGATTGTCGGTACCATGGGCGTATTTGGGGATGGGTTGGGCTATGATCGTGGCGAGTTGCACGGCTCCGGTAGCCGCTATCATAGCTGCAAAGATAGCTCCAGCGATAGGTCCCGCATCTTTGTAAGCTACCATTATCGCTTGCGCTGTGGCCGCAATAGTTTGAGCTATATCTATAGACTTCTGGAACTTCGCCTGTCTAGTCTGCAACTCAGCCTTCTTTCTTTCCAGTTCCTTGTTCTTGCGGCTGGTCTCTTCCTCCGCCGCACGCTTGCGGGCCTCGGCTTCCTCTGTCGTTATTATATCTTTCTCGGCAAGAGCGTCTATAGTCTCAACCTTAGCGTCATACTCCTCTTGGTTGGCCTCGATCTCGGCCTCTACATTTTGTATTTGACGCTCAAATAAAGAATTGCCTATAGATATAAATGCCTTTATTGATTCTTGTATCAAGCGTTTCTTTGCGGCCTCAATCTTCTTCTGATACTCTAAATCCTCATCGCTTTTTCTTTGCGCCTGCCTCAATCTTATATCCTCTTGTTGACCTAACAGCTTGGTCAATTCTTTTTCCGCTTTGATCCTCTCATCGTAAGGAAGCAAATCGAGATTATTACGAAGGGTATCAATCTGGATTTGTAGGGACTCCAAGGCGAAATCCTCCTGTAGCCTCAACATTTCCTTATTGTATTTTTCCCGGTCTTTAATGTTCCCGTCATAGTTTTTCGTTAGCTCCGTCATTTGACGCTTAATATCTAACTGACGCTGGGATAACATTTCATCGTCCAACTCCTGTTGTCTCTTTAATTCGCCTTTCCCCCACTCATCCCATACGTCTTGTATCATCTTGGCGTACTTCTCTTCGATCAAGAGCTTGTCTGCGCCCGTTTTGTCCGCCTCTCTTAATTCTTTATCCTTTTGTAGTTGCAATATATCCAAGCGAGCGTCAAGCTCTTGCAAACTTCCCTTTTCTGCAATCGCAAGACGATTTTGAGCCTCCTCATTAGCCCTTTGCTCCGAGATCTTACGGTCGAATTCCGCCAACTTCTTGCTTCTCTCAGCCTCAATAGCCTCAATTTGCTCATTAACCCTTACGCCTTTCGTCTTTACGTCGTCGATACGCTTTTGGAAAGATTGCTCCAAGAGAAGACGGTCTTTCTTATACCCCTCATCCATCACATTAAGACGGGCCTCCTGAATATTCCGTTCGGCCTCCATCTCTAATTTCTCCCTACGCTTGGCCTCTCGTTCTATTTGCTCCTGCTGTCGTTTAGGTTTCTCCTCGTTAGAGTATAGTTGAATATCGGAATTGCCTAATATTTTATTTTCTTCCTCTCTCAATTTAAGCATAGCATTCAGATATATGTTTCCCGCCTTTTCAGCCTCCTTACCTTCCTTTTCTATAGAATCAGCCGCTTTGCCGGCTTTAGCTAAAGCTTCATCTGACGTATTGTAAAAGACTTCAAATCTATCAGTCAAAAATAATAGAGATTGAGCTGTTGGATCTAATACCTTTGTAAGATCAAACCTATCCCAAAACGTAGGATTTTTTCTTCTGTTTTCAGCCTCGATTTCCTTTTGTAACGCTTCTGTGTATTTTTCTTGAGCTAATTTTTGCGCAGCTGCCGCTTGTGCCCTTAATGACATAGCATTAATAAAGGCCTCCGTATTATCTACTAGCAGATTCTCTGCGTCATTAACATCCGTAACTGACACATCTAATTTCTTAAACTCAGAGGCGTTATCAATGATAAACTGCTTCTGCTTATTGAGATTATCTCCTAAATTATTCCATTCCGTTTGCAGGTTGCGTAATGTTACAAGATTCTCCCCATATGATGATGTCGAGTTCTTTAAAGCCTTGGCATAATCCCCGGTGGATGAATTCAAGTCTCTCTGGGCTTCCGAAGCGGCCTTAGCCGAGCTAGAGGATGACAATAAGTTTTTACCCCACTCAAAGATATCCTTACCATATACGGTAAGTAGAGTTATACCAACCGACAACAAGGTATTCCAAGACAAAGCGGACTTAGCTATCTGCTTCCACACAGGAACACCTTTCAGTCCCTCCTCCCGTAAGGCGGCGTTCTCCTTCCTTATCCGAGATATTTGGTCTACCAATATAGGGATATTGTTAGAGATAGCGAGAAAGCCGGTCTGTAGAGATACCGAGAATGCGGGAAACTCACGGGTTAATTGATTGATTGCGTTTCCCATTCCATCCCATGTGGAGACATAATTACCCACGTTTCTCTGATGCTGTCCCAGACTTTTATCAACAGATTTTACCTGAGTGTCCAAAGCCGCTATATTCTTTTGCAACTCTACTCCTAACTTGCTGTTAGCGGCTTCCGTGGAAAGCATCCGATATGCCTTTCTCAGCCTCTCCAATTGCAATGATTGCTCTTGATAACTATCGTTGGCCGAGTTGATCATTTTTGTCTCATTCGTAAGAATGTTCAACAGCTCTCTCAAGGATTCTCGATGAAGCAATTCAGACCTTACCAGATCCTGCCTCTTTTGCACGGCATCTTTAGTTGAGATAGCCCCGCTTTTCTCCATTTTATTCAATTGGCTTTTCTCCTTGGATAGTTGGGCCAATATCGTCCTTTCTTGAGCGACCCTGCGTATATTCTCCTCCCTAGATCCCAATGTCTGGTCAATGAGTCCCTTCAATTCCTGACTTATGACAACCTCTTGTTGCTTGGCTTTCATGTTCTCCGAGATAGCGTTTGATTCCTTGGCTACGGAAGAGGATGATTGATCTAAACTATTTTGAACTTTCCCAGCCGCTTCCGCATATCTCTTGTTAACCTCTATCAGCTCATCAATCTTTCTCTTGTACTGGTCATTGGTCTTATTGAGAGTGTCAATCGTGCTTTTAAGCGCTGATACATTTTTCTTGTACTCCTCGATCTTGGCGTTCAACTCTGACAAGCTTGAGGGATTTATCGTCAACCCTTTCCCTATCTCTTTTACCAACCCGATATAGACATTCTGCGTATCCGCTAATTTCCTATCCAGACGCTCCAGTTGATCAAACGCCTCTTTCCCTACTATATCAGTGATCTTAGTCTCGTTTCCCGCCATAATTCCTCATGTCCTCTAATTGGTTAAACATAATCCTTATCATATTCCCGTACTCGGCAGCGGTGAACGTGTCAGGATCGATACGCATCTTGAAATAGGTGGACACGATCATTCTCTCACGGGTGAAATCTTTATCCTTGGGGTCTACCACCTTAGACTTGTTCCTATCCAGAACGCTCAGGCTATATTTCACTTGTGACATCTTGGACTGGATTCTCTTTTTAGCGACGATCAGATCTTGCTCTCCCGGCTCCTCCGGCATGCGGATACCTACCCTGCCAAGAATATCCGAAGCGTCAGCGTACATCATAGCGTCTATCAAATGATCTGCTGACTCCAACAGGATAAGCTTGATATTGCAATCCACCGCCCTTGACCGATCCTCTATCTCGATAGCGATATTCTTGTTCCCGGTTATAACGGAATACTCGTCAATAAGCCCCATCGCCGCTTTCCTTAACTCCCCTTCGGTGGGCTTGGTCCTCCCTCCTTTTATAAGGGCGTTAAGATTTCCCTTGTACATCTCGGTGAACTTGCATAAGGGTATCTCGTCGCATGTCGTGTATATATTCGCCATCCTATTTATAAATAATGGATATATTCAACAATATCGCCTTTAGATACCATGGCATCTAAAGGCTCGAAGGTAAATGTGCCATCCGTTTTACGGATAAGCACGTAAATGCGTTTATCGGAAACGGCCATCTTGATAGCCAGCCTCCTTATGTTCTCGTATGTAGCCATCGCCCTGTTCTGCGAGGCGCAATTGCACGGCTTTATCATTTGAATTTGTATTTTTCAAGAAGTTTAAGAATAGCCGGCTTGATCTTATTCTTTATAAGATACAGTCGGGCTTTTCTAGTTAATCCTAAATGGGCTGGGCCGTATTTAGACTCAAGCGCATCATCACCCGCATAAAATCCTATCGACCTAGTAACGATCTTGCCACCATCCTTTCCTCCTTGCACGATCGGCGTGATACTGTCATGATAATCTCCTCGAATAATCAAATTAGGGGTATTCCTGTTTCTCGGAGCAAATCGAAGTATGGGGGATGTCTCCGGCGGCGTGATATCTTCTTTCATGTCTCTCCACCATCTGGCCTTGGCTCTCGCCGCCTTCGGGGTCTTGGTGGTCTCGACAAAATAAGGATCTTGAAGATAGGTAGGACGAAGAGGCTTGTTGTTCTCATCCCTACCTGCTATCAACTGATCAGTGATCAAGTCATGGATCAATCCCTCGCTCTCTCTCAAGCTGTTCGTAACCTCCGGCCAGAAGTTCTTCTCCAGCATCCTCACGGCGTTCGCCACTCCCGCTATCGTCCCCATGGTTCCTCTCCATTATATCATAAGCGTCACCTAATATCCTCCTTCGATCCGCCATTCCCCGGTCAAGGAAGAAAGATCCCTCGTGAGCCTTCACGAAAGCCTTCCTTCCCATACCGAGACAAGCCTCATCATTGAACGATACCCCGTTTATGACCATTGCTCTATTCCTTTAACGTCCTCGGCGTATAACTCGGATGGCCTCTTGAGCGCGGGAGTGCCGGATGAAGGGGTCAAAGTAAGAGTGCCGTCATCAGCGTTATAAGTAGCCGCAGAAGCGTTATTCCATACAGAGGAGTTACCTAACAACGTCCCGTACATCTCGGTAAGGTCAAAACCTCCGTAATGCTCCACGACCTTGTACTTATTCTCGCCTGTAGCCAATTTCTTGACATCCACCCAGACCAATCCCTTCGCCTCGTCCAAGATATCGATATCGCTGGTGAAAGATATGGCGTTCATCCAAGCTTTCTCAACGTCCTTGTAAACAAGGTTGATCGTAAGCGAGGCGTTCTCTCCGGAACTCTTGAACCTCTGTCCACCCGGATAAACGGCACCGAGTTCATATCCCCTGAAATCACCTTCCGTATCGGTCTTCTCTCCATATACGACATTATTCTTGTCGATGAAGATCACCCTCATGCTCTCGTTCTTGAGCTTCATGAGATTGGTTCGCAAGCCCTCGTCATAATCGTTCATCGTGTAAGTCTCGACAAGCTCGCTATAACCCGTGATCTTGGACGAGCCATAACCGGTAGCCGATGTCTGCGCCTCGCCTCCGGATGTGGCGTACTCAGCGATCGTCGAGATCGGATAGACACGGTTCGGGCGGTCGGCGTGGGCGTACTCTCCCAGCTTCGTGTCAAAATCGGATATCTTGAACGTCATACCTACCGGAGTGAGTATGATCGCCTTGATATAGTCGGGTACGAACGGACACTTGCTCGTGCCGGTATTGAAAATCTCGGAACCGCAGTCCCTGAACATTTTTACTGCCATAATTATCTACATGTTATATTTTTTACATTTAATCTTAAATCCTTAATATCAATAGCGTCTATGCGATCGTCGAACTCGCTTTTCCCCTCGCCATACACGCCAGCCCTTCCATACCTGAAATTATCGGTCTTCACATGGGATACTATCGCCCCGGGGCCTATATCAAACTTGCGATCGTTGGATATCCTCCTTATAAGGCTGTCATATACCGGATACAACGTAGCCTTGAAGGACTTCTCCAATCGCTCCTCATTGGTATAATTCCCCAACGTATTCACGGCTATTATCAAGGAAAGGCTCACGGACGTTAAGGAAGGGTTGGACTTGTCCTCGTCGAACGGGGAATATAACCCTATCATAGGATATTTCCTTCCCGCCGTTACGGGTGCCTTCCCCATGGCGGAAAGCGTCTTGGCCATATATTGCCAATCACCGAATTGGTAATTGACCATATACCCAACGTCTTTTGAAACGCCAGCGACGATATCCCTGAATATATCCACCAAGACATTCATATATTCATCTCATTTATATGGGTCAATATATTCCTGTCAATATCCATGTCCTCCTTGAAAGACTCCCTTACGCGATCCGATATCCCGATGTTGATATCCACCATATTATTCCAAGCTTGGGTCATCATCCGGGAGGTATGCGCCAATATCCGCCTCACGTCCACGTCATCGGACGTGGAGGATACGGATATTAGCGTCTCGTTTCTCTGGTAATGAAAATAGACATACATAGCCATGGGAGACCTATCCGATCTCAATATCCCTAGGATATAATCAAACATGTCGTTTCCCTTCCTGCCATTATCGGCGTAATCGACGAATGAGTCATAATATCCTCCCATGAGCGAGACGAGGTACTCGTCCCCGTAGGTCTCGATATACCATCCCACGTTCTCCGATATGGCTCTGGAAGCCTCATTGGAGAATCCCCCGTCCTCCGGTATCACGAGTCCCTGTATCCTAAGGTCTCCCTTGAAGTACGCATTGTCTATTATCATCGCTATTTATCTTTATCAAGTGACATTTTCGAGTCCCCGAAGACGGATGTCTTGGTATCCGTGTCCGGGATTCTCTTTCTTGTCCCAACCGGGGTCTTTGAGGATATATCGATCATGCCAAGCTCCTTTCGTATGGAATTCTCCTGAATGACCTTGTCGACCTCCATCTCCTCACCCGTTATAATTATAGAAACCCTCATGTCATTATGTATTAAGAGGATTTCTTGATAGCGGTCAATACGTCGGATAACTTGCCATAGGCGAACGCCCACGGGTTGTATACCGGCATGATAACCTCCTCGTCCACGATCACCGCCGTCTGGTTTTTCAATCGGCTCTCGATATCATCGGCGAACTCGATATTGATAGAGGTATAATCCACCAAGGAGGCCCCGTTAACCATGTCCCCTACGAAATAATACCCCGGCATGATACAAGTGGTCTCGACAACGGGTCTTCCGGCCACGTATTTCACGCCGTTCACCAACGTCACGAGATTCAAGTCCCGACCGGACGTATCCTTCAAGGTCTCGATCTCAAACAAGGTGGATGGGTTCATGGCGATCATATTCGGGGTATACTCAGCGTACGTCATGACACCGAAGATAGCCTTGACAGCGTCCCCTAGGTTCGGGGATGCGACGGTGTTGAAGAAATTATTCTTAACCTCGAAGGTAGCGGCGGTGAATACGCCGGAAGCCGTGAAAGCCACCTCTACCATGATCTCCCGATCGTTCATCTTATGGATATCGAAAGTTCCGTTCAGGTCCGTGAATGTGGTTACGCCCTCGATCTTGATCTTCTGGCCGTCAACGATCTTGTCCTGCGGGTTGGTAAACTCCACGATAGTGGCTTTTCCGCCATTGTAGCTTCTCGCTCCCTTGATAGATCCGGCCTCTCCGCTGACAACCGCGTCGGTTATGATATCGGATACGCATTTAACGCCATCGTATTTGGTGATACCCTTCAGGTTATCCCCCGTCCCATCGCCGAACATGATCTGGAAATCCTCGGCCATCCTTACCCATGAGGATAAGCGATTGATCAACCATGAGCGAACATATACCCTAGATTTGAGCAATCTCTTGGACAAATAGAGGAAGGTACCGACACGCTTAACCTCCGAGCTCTCCTCCTTTAACTTAAAGGATGATTGGGATAACCGCCCGTTCTCGGACACGAAAGTGGCGTTACGATCCAAGTCGTAGATCAACTGCCATGTCAACATCGGGAAGGCAGGATCACCCTGATCGACGCTCATGAGATTACGGAAATTGATCTTTTTCTCGCTTACCTGCGTAACGACCCTGTTTTGCTGCTGACTGATCAAGATATTGCCCGTATAACTATCCGTCATACTGACCACGTCCTTCAAATCCAAATGGAAATTCCCGGAGGACTTCGTCTTACCATCTACATATTGCTTGAATTTCTCAGAGTCAAGGAACTCATTGATACTTTTCTCAAGAGGGCTATCCCCCCCCAAGGTGATGCCACGCCCCTTCATTTGCTCAATCTCCTTGCCCATGGACTTGATGATATCACGAATCTCCGTGACTTCCTTATTGTTATTACCGGAACCTAGAGATTTAAGCTTCTCGCTAATCTCGGACATCGTCTCCTCGTACTCCTTCCTGTCTATGACATTAGATCCGTAATCCTCCAGACACTTGTTGACCATCTTCTCGATAGTCCCAAGCGTTTGTTTCTCCTCGTCACTCAACTCACTCTCCTTCTTGGCGAAACCGGAGAAGGACAATACCGGCGCAACCGCCAAGGCATAGGCCGGATCGCCCACGCATGCGATAACGGCAAAAACCACCAAGGTCAACGCCATGATAGCGAGACCTCCTAAATTCTCATAAAAACCTTTCTTCAACATAAATAAATTAATTAATTGTTATTAATAAGATCACCTAGAGACCCCAAAGTGCATCTAGCGGCTTTATGTTTCTCTATCTGAGTGGAGTCTTCCGGCTCAGATATAAGGGTGTTGCTTCTATATATTCTGGAATAACATTTAGGGCAGCGGACATAAGAGGCGAAATCATCAACGGATTTCTTGGAGTTGATTATCTCCAAGATACGGTCTTGTAACTCCGGCTTGATCTTTTCCATCTCCTGATATACCACATCCTCCGTTATCCATCGTGAATAGTCACCGACGGCATCGATCACTTGGCTCTCCAAAGTATGTTCCGGTACTGTCCCATAATCGAAAGCCAGTCCGCAATGAGGGCACTGTACTATATTAGATCCGATCAACGCTTTCTCTATGATAGATATGTTAGCCTCAAGAGCCTTGAGCTTATCTCCGCTATATCTCTTATTTAAAGCGTCACGCATCATATTTATATGATCTCTCAAGTCACTACCCCTCAATTCCTTTATATCCATCAAGAATGTCTGAGGATTAGCCCCCCAATGGGTCAGCGTGCTATACTCGCCCAAGAACCACTCCTTAACGATAGCCGGGTTATTGGAATCCCGCTTCACGGCCCTGACACCCACGGAATGCTCCAAGGTCTTGCCATGATCCCTGTATAGCTTGTAATCCTCCAGCGTCTCTACGCCTATCTGCTTCTTTAGATTGATCTGCCCGGTCATGACCAGATTGCCATCCTCCTCCACTCCCTCTATAGGGCAGCCAAGAAGCTTGGTCTTGTCATGGTTGAGAAACCACTTGCACCTGTTGAAATTCTCTTGGAGCGTCTTGGAGAAAGAACCGGGAGACGATATATCGCCGTCGCTGTCCTTTATCCCGATACCATTAACGGCCACCTTGACTATTCCTTTCTCATCCACGTCCGTGGACTTGGTCTTAAATAATATGCTTCTATACGGTTCCATGTCGGTATAAACGCCAAAAGAGCCATACCCCACAGGATACGACTCCCGCCGGGTATGGCTCTTAGGCTCTAATTTCTTTTTTGTTATGTCCTACAAATATAGGG